ATTTGCGTATCTACTCCAGTTTCTTTTTTTACTTTTAATAGGCATTCTTTTTCTTTTGCTGATAATGTTTCTTTTAATTGATGAGCTGCTTCAACGTCTACTCGAACTCCTAAAAAACGCATATCGACTAGGCAAGGGAAAAGTTCTGTCTCTAATTCGAAAATAGATTGTATATCTTGGTGTAAAATTTCTTTCTTAAGTTCTTGCCACAGTTCTAAAGTTATCTCAGCATCTTTTTCTGCATAAGCGCCAACATAAATGGCAGGTAGTTTATACATTTCTGCCTTGGGGTCAACCCCCCAACTCTTTGCAGCTTCATATAAAGCTGTTTCATTTTTTCCTTTTCCGGTATATCTTTTAGAGCAATTGTTTAGGTCATAACGCATTTGATTTTCATCAACCAAGGCCGATGCAATCATCGTGTCAACAATTTTACCGTTAATACTTAAACCTAATGCTCTGATCCAACATACGTCGTACATGGCGTTATGAAATATTTTAACTGCTGGTGTACTAAGGACTCCTTGAAACCATTTTAAAACTTTTTTACGATCCATATTACCACCACCTTCGTGAGCAATTGGATAATAACCAGACCAATCATGAACAGCTACTGCTACACCTGTTACGTCTCCTCGTTTAGTTACATTACCTGACCCCATTTTTATAAGATCAGGATCTTTTGTTTCTAAGTCTATTGAAATCTCATCATACTTAGATAAGTCTGGAAATGTTTCCGGTGGTAACCACTCCGTCTGTGGTGCAAATAAGGGAGCTTGTATCATTTAACAAAACCCCAAGAATTTTTCTTTTCTTTTATTTCTTCTTTCACTGGGGCAGGATAGTCTCTATCGATAGCCATGTCAATATAATGTTTTGCTTTTAATAAATCTTCTTTTTGATTTTTTTGTTTGTGCCTACACAAATATTTTATGGCGTTGCCTTCTGCAAACGGAATATTATTTTTGTTAATAAATTCTGAGGGCTGAATGACCATAGACTTATAATGTGTCCCACCTACCTGCTTTTTATAAATATCATCTTTCATTAATAGCTTCTTTAATTAATCGTTTAATATATTCTTCATGTCTTCTCGCTTTAACTTCTGGTCGTTGAAGATATGCTTGATCCCATGCTTTACCTTTAGGACTTTGTCTCCATTTTTTTCTTGCGCGTTTTCTACTTTCTGCATATGGGTGACTCACATAAACCACGCTATTGTTAATAAACATGACAAAAATACTGCCATACTAAGTTCTCCCATTATTTTCATATTTTGTTTACACCATCTACAATTACACATCATATTATATATCCTTTGTTTGCTATTTTTGGTTCCACTATATGTAAGTTTTCTTTTGTTCTTGTTGCTCCCACATAGTACAATCTGTTTTCATCATCTGGATTTTTTTCATATCCTTCCATAGTAGTTTTAGTAAGATCAGTTAAAAGAACTACGTTTTGTGATTCCCCACCTTTAGCGGCGTGAATCGTAGACAATTCTATTCTTGGTTTTTTATTTAGTTGTTCACCATTAGCTCTCATTTTTCTGAGATAATTAATTCTTCTAGTCCCTGCATCATTAAATGCTTCAAACCACACTTGGTTAGTTTTAAGTCCATGGTCCGTGGTCAACTTATCAATACCATAGAAGGAACCCTTCACCATTCCTTTTAATTTTTTCTTATCTACATTATCTTCGTTCATGTAGTTGTAAATTTTTTCTATTTGTTTATAAGATAATAACTGACCTTGTCGTAAATGTTCCCAGTCAATTGCTGCTTCTTGCATATCTTTCTCATAACTTCTTTTATATCTATTTTCATAATACAAACCTTTACGGTACAAAGTATCTTCTATTTCTTTAAGCATGTGTTTAGTTCTACCTAGTATTAACCATTCTCCTTTAGACATATCTATTGAATCCACATCAAAATGACGATGTAGACCCCCTTCATTCACCTTAGGCTTCCAGTTTTTGTTTATTCTATTTCTAACTCTATTGATTATATTCATCGCCAGCCTATGGACTTTAATTGGTATTCTATGTGATTGTATTAGCGGAAGATTAATCATTTGATCTTGTAATGCGATAAAAGAATCTACATCTGCACCAGCCCATTTAAAGATAGCTTGGTCATCATCTCCAGCAATAAAGGTGTCTTCGGCCTTATCCCATATAGTTTTGGTCATGTCCCATTGCATAAGAGATAAGTCTTGAGCTTCATCCACAAAAACTACATCAAACTTAGGAGATAGATCTGATTTTATAAAATTTAAAATCATGTCGTTAAAATCTATTAAAGCATATTCTTTTTTATATCTTTTCAATTCATTATGTATAATGGTTAACTTATTTCTCTCCAGATCCTGGGTGTGTTCTCGTCTATCAAACTGTTGTTCCGGTGTAAGATTTCTAAGTTGAGCTAATTGAATAATTTGTAAGTATTCACTATCGCTTGTGAATATACCATGATCCTGACTATGTTCTGCGTATGCTACGGGGAATCCTAATTTTTTTCCAAGATCTCTATAATGTCTTGGCTGCATAACCTGATCTTTTTTAAGTCCAAGTTTTCTAAATGCTAATGAGTGTAAAGTTCTAAAATAAGGAAGATCATCTTCGGTAAGATTAAATTTTTTAATTGCCCTATCTCTTGCTTCGTATGCAGCTTTCTGAGTAAAAGCAAAGTATCCTACTCTATCAGGATCTGTTTCTTTTAAATAATCATCAACCTTATTTAATAAAGTTGTAGTCTTACCAGTACCTGGTGGTCCTAATACTATTGTTTTCAAAATACATCCTTCGGTTTTAATTCTTTTTGAGTATACTCTTCATCTTTTTTATCAAATTGTTTTACCACAAATACTGAAGTTCTATCTCTACCTATTCTTTTATCTTCACAATTACATGCTTCTTTTAACATTTGTGCAGTACGTTGATAGTTAATGTCCCACCTTTGTCTTATTAAAAATTTTGTATAAAACATATTATAAACAAAATGATGATAACCACCACTTGTCCATACTCCACCTAATTTAAGATCGCTCATTTCAGTTCCTACGTGTCTATTTAAACAGAACTCTTCTAAATGATTTTGTAGTTGATCATTAGTTGTTACACCTTCTGGTGGCTCAACAGGTTCGTGATTCTTCATCAGTGGGTTTATTATCATGTCCCAATCTTTAGGTTTAACTGTTGGTGGTTTAAAGTCCAACTGTTCCATACATGCTTCTTGAAATAAGTTTTGTTGTTTTAAGTATTTAACATTCTCTAAGTATAATCTTTCTCCGTCTACGTTTAGATAATAATAAGGTTTTTCTAATTTAATCTTTTGTAAATCTGTTAGTGAAGGAAATACTATTTCTTCTCCTATTCCATATTTACGACTTCTACATAATTTCTTATCACATAAATTACACATTGGAATATCATTACATTTATATCCCCAATCTTTTTTAGCATGTTGATTTTTAACTACATCTAATTCGTTCTCTGTTAATGGTGAAATTGTTGCATCAGCATTAAACATTGTTAATTTTGTTTTCCATTCCGCTGGCCATTTCTTTTTAGCATATACAGAAAAATGAAACATAGCATTATTACGTCCACCATTCTCTGGAATTTTATTGATAGCCATTAACTCTATACATGGAGGTCCATCAGAAAATTCTGATTGTGGTCTTTCTACTTTTATAATACCAACATCTGTCTGTTTTACATTATTAATAATTTCATAAAATTCTTTTAGACTTGCTGCACTACCATCATCTTTAAATGCGTATCGGGTAGTATCATCACCATTAAAGTACGGTAAATTTAAAAAATTTCCTGTATCGTCTGATGATTTTAATTGAATTTGTTTTGGGAAGACTTCTGATCCACCATATCCTAGTAGTGTTTTTATCTCGGTAAGTTTATCTCTCATTCTTTCTGCTGATACCGGCTTCTGTGAGAACAGAAACACGTGAGCGCCCCCGCTCTTAGACCTACATACCACTAATGGTAGATTGAATTGTTTTATTTTATTAATTAATTTTTTATGATCAAACCCAGCATAGGAATCTATATCTACACATCCCCATATGCATTGGTTATCTTCGTTAATTGGTATAATACCTAGACTTTGAGTACCATTTAAGTGTTTTGTCCACAGATCATCAGTGACTGGTTGTCTTACTACAAAAGATTGCCCTTTAACCTTTTCTCCGTTGTTATTGGAAGGACCTACTTTAGTGCATCCATGAGCTCTTTCTAATCCTTTAAATATATTTTTAAATTCTATCATAACTTTTTCTTGGGCGTTTCCACTCTCGCTTCCACGCCCAATCCTAGGAACTAACTTGCGTTAGTGATTAATATGGAGAATCCTGTTTAGGTTCCTCAGATGAATGTTTAACTTGCACTTCACCTTTGCCTAATCTTTCAGCAAAGCTTTTTGCAATACTATAAACACCTTTATCTGATATTGGTCCTACCTTAGACACTTCCCATCCAAACCATGTTCCTTTGTCATTAGACATTTGAACAGTCTTTAGATTATAAATGTGGCTATAAGTTGGCGGCGTAAACATACCGTTTTTTCCATTTAGTTTAAGACCCATCATGATTGAGTTCCATTTACGACTAATTTTTAATTGAGTCGCTTTCATAGAAATCAAAGCAGTCTGTGGACTATCACCTAGAATGACTACAAAATGATTTGCAGTATTTTCTAAATAATTACCATTTGGTAAACGATCTTTAAAAGATTTATCTCTAGTAGTTGTGCTCACAATATCACTATCGGCATTGTGAATTGCTACTGGAGCGCCTTTACCCTCACCTCGATCTTTCCATTCTACGTATTTTCTTTCGTAGAACACTGGCAAGACATCTATTCCTTTAGTACCATCATAAATTTCATTTGTGACAGTATTAAGAATCATTCCAGGTTTAGCACCTTGAACGTATTTCCCATCCCTCTCATTGACTTCAGGAGATAGTTGTCCTAAGACTTTCAGAAATGGTAACGCAAGATCTTCCTGCGTCATATTCTGAGAGCCAGCATTTGCATCTGCTTCGAAAAGATTCGTAGCTAATGCACCTGCATTTGTTTTGGTTGTTACATTGTTCATGTTTATTGTTTCCTTTTTATTGTTGTTTTATTTCCAACAAATATGTTGAAAATTTCCGTTGGCATTTCTTTACCTGCCTCTAAACGCTCACGGACTAGCGCTTTAAGAGTCATGGGCTCAACCTTCAACTTTTGTGTTGGCTGAAACCCACGCTCTTGTGCAAGAGCAGCATAATCAGCTGCCTTGTTATCTTC